GCGGCGGAGCAAGCCCGGCCGTATTTGCCGGTGCTGCGGGAAGTGTCGAAGGAGCTGGAGAAGAATCCGGACGCGGAATTGGTGGAAGTGAGCGATCTGCAGCAGCATGTACGGATCTCCATGGCAGGCGGGAAATTACGGATTGACGCGGTCAGTGAAGACGGCGACGTGGTTCACGTGAGCGTGCCGGCGCGGGTGCGCCCGAGCACTTTGCTCGTTTCGTGATCGATGAGCGCCCGTACGTCGGCGCCTTCGGTGAGTGTGCGATCGACGGCGGTGTGATTGATGAGTTCCCGAAACCCGCCGAGATCCACCGACAGCGAATTGAAGACGATCGCGTGGCCGGTCAAGTGTTTGCCGTCGGCACTGACGCGACACTCGGTATAGGTGCGAATTTCGTCATCGGTCGAAAGCTGGCCCTTCATGCGGCCGTCCCTTCTCGAAAGAGGGCATCCGCGATGCGCGCGGGGCGTTCGGTTTCCCACCGCCGCAGCAGATGCGCCAAGCTGGAGGCGAGTTCGTCGGGATCGTCGTGTTGCCCGACGACGCGGAGTGCCGCCGTGGATTCGTCGAGATGCCGCGCCACTTCGCGATCGAGCAACGGGTCGGCGGGGCGATCGACGCAGGCCGCCCAGGCGACCAGCGCCGGGCGGAGCCACTCGCGGACGACCTCGGCGTGAATCGGGTAGAACGTCTCGACCCAGGCGCGAAATTTCTCCGGCGTGATCTGTGCTTTGCGGGCGCGATCGCCTTCGCGTTGCACGAGGCGTTCGATCGCGGCGATCACCAGCGCCCGGTGGGCGGCGGCAAGCGCCGTCCGCCGATGTTCGAATTGCCCTTCGAGCGCCCGCCGCTCCGTCTGTTCCACGTGGCACATCGACTCAGCCGTGCGCAGCGCCGCGTCGAGCTTCGCGATGGTCCGCGCGCGATCCTCGGCCGTGCTTTCCGCGTGCTGACGCGCACTCTCCGTGGCGAGCAGGGTGCGGGCGTGTTCCTCGGCGAGCGCGGTCAGCCGCTCGATCTGTTCTTTCAGGTGGACTCTGAGCGCACCGGCCGCAACGAGTTCGGCGCGGATGGCATCGCGATCGGCGGCGATCGTCGTGCATTCGTCCCGCAGGGCATCGCGATCTTTGGTCGTCGCGTCCAGATCCTTTTCCCGCGCGGTCGTGAGATCCTCAAATCGATTCGCAAGCGCCTTCGCCGCCTGTGCCGCCGCCTCCGCCAGCCCGAGCTGAGCTTGCAGGTCGGCCGCGATGCCTTCCGCGAACGCGATCTTCGACTGAAGCCCCGTCACGACGGTGTCGCGATTCACCGCGATCTCTCGCGCCACGGCCTCCGCCTGCGCCAATTGCACGCGCGCCTGCGTCAGTTCGCCGTCGGTCTGGACCTTGACCCCTTCGAGTTCCGCGATCGTGATTCTCAGCGTCTCCAATTCAGCCGCACGGGCTTTTAGCCCGATCTCTGCGGCGGCAAGGGCCGCTGCGGTCGTGTTTCCGGTTTTGACCAGCGCGTCGCGGGCGTCCTCGGTCTCGCGGAACTGCCGCGTGAGATCGGCGGCATCGCGATCGCGGAGGGCGAGGGTTTCGCGGAGCTGCACCATGACGGTGGCGTCCTGGCGCAGCCGGGTCTCGAAGTGATCCGTGACCTGTTTGACCTCCTGTTGAAACTCCTGAAGCGTGAGCTGCGGGCCTTTGGCGGCGCCCGGCCCCATCTGCTTTTTGGCTTCGATGAGCGCGTCGAGGTATTCATCGACGCGGTCGATCGGAATCATGTTGAGCGGCACGAACGCGCGGTCGCCCCCCTTGACCGGGTTCAGATTTTCGAGATCGCGAATCTCGTTGGGTTGAATCGCGCCGACGTGAAACTGCGAGGTGTAGAGCGCCGCGCGGGCCGTCGCGTCGGCCTTCAGCAGTCCCGCCGTGAGATGTTCCACGAACTGGATCTGCTGTTCGAGCGGGGCGATCAATTTGCGCGAGAGTTCCTCTTCCCACAGCGTCAGCCAGGGCCGCAGACAGGACGTGTAGTAATCGATGTTCATTTGCTCGACGTTCGAGAACGTCGCATCGGCGAGGTCGGCGAGTTTGTGCGGCGGAATCTTGTACCAGCGAGCGATCTCCCGAATTTGAAAGACGCGCGTGTCCAAAAATTGCGCATCGTTCGGCGGGATGCCGAGCTTCTGGTACTTCATTCCTTCTTCAACGATGAGAAATTTGTGGGCGCGATCGACGCCTTGATGCCGTTCGGCGATCGCTTTGCGAAAGTTCTCTTGCGCCGGTTGCGACATGCGGCCGGGATGTTCGAATACGCCGCCGAACGTGGAGCCGTTGCCGAAGAAGGTCGCGCCGAAGCGTTCCGTGGCGACGGACAGTCCAATCGATTCGCGCGCCTTCGCGACCGGCGAATAGCCCATGAGGCCATCGAAGCCGAGTCCGTGCAGATGCAGCATGTCGAACGCATCGAGAATCGTCGGCGGCGCATTCGTGTTCGTGATGCGGTACCGGAGCACCCCGTCACTATCGCGAAACGGCGTCACGCGATCGGGCGTGATCGGCCAGAGCGCCGCCGGTCGGCCCGCGCCGTCTCGTTCGATTTCCGCGTAGCCGTTCCCCCAGGTCAAGACGTGGCCCTGCATCGTTTGCCGCCACGTCATCGTGCTCATTTCCTCGTTCGGCGAGTCATGCAGCAGGCGATACAACGGATGGTTGACGAAGCGTTCTTTGCCGCCGTTCGGCAACCGCTTGTAGAGCATGAGTGGCAGCGACGAGATGTCGTCCGCGATGAGCGCGACCGCGCAAAAGACGGCGGCGTAATTCAGTGCCGTCTCTTCGTTGACGGGAATGCCGGTCGCGGTCGCGACGCCGCGGCCGAAGAGTTCCGCCAGCTCCGCGGAGTTCGACGCGAACGGGCCGAACCAGCGTGATCGGATGGCCTGAACCGTGCGATCCAACCAGTTCATCGATCGATTCGGCGGCGACAGACGGATCAATTCAGTGCGTGCCATATCAGAACACCAGTGGCCCGCGCGTCTCGTACACCGAGTCGGTGATCGCCGGTTCGCGGAGCCAGTGCGCCATGCCGATCGTGATCGCGATGACCGGGTCGATCCGGCCGCGACTCCGACCCTTGGCGAACATCAGATTGCCTTTGCCATCGACTTGCCCGACCGTGTTGGCGACCGCCCAGGCCGTGACCGGACAGCCGCCGGTGTCGATCGCGCCCGCGAGAATTTCGGCTTGCACGCGCAGACACGCGCTCGACATGCCTTGATAGGTTTGCGGCACCGGGAGGATTTGCGCTTCGGCGAACCCGTCCTCCTTGACGAGTTGATCGATGAGTTGATCGGCATGCCACGGGTCGTAGCCGATTTTCTCGAGATCGAAGCGGCCCCGAAAGTCGTTGAGCGCCGCCCGCACGACCTGTTGATCGACGCGCGTGCCCGCGGCTTCGCGGAGCCAGCCTTGGTCCCGCCAGATGGGATACGGCGCCCGATCGCGATGGGCGCGATCCATGAGCGTGTCCGCCGGCGTCCAGAGCCGTTGAATGACCGCGAAGTGGGGACGCCCGGCCGTCGGCGGAAACACCAACGACAGGGCGCACAGATCGATCTTGGCGCCGAGATCGATGCCGACAAAACAGCGCTCATGGAGGAGGGCCGCTTCGAAGTCCTGGCGCGCGCGGTCCCGACTCTGGCCCTTCCGCCAGCCCTCGATCGAGAGACAGGGCGCCGTGGCGTTGCCGGGCAAGTTGAGATGTTTCTGCTTATAGCTCGCCGCCGCCGAGGGAATGCCTTTCGCCTTGACCACCTTCGCCATCAGATCCGCCGGATTGACGGAGATGCCGAAATTCGGATTCGCCTTCTGCGCCGTCGCCATCGTCGTCCAGTCATCCTCCAAATCGGCGTGGGCGGTGAACACGAAGAACGACTCATCGATGAGCACGCGATCGAGAATCTTTTGCGAGTAATCGTTTTGATCGCCCCACGGCGAGACCGGGTCGTCGCCAAAGGTGGTGATTTCGTAGATGAGCGGCTGTCGGCGGGCGCCGGTCGCCGTCTCCATCACGTCGAGCATGCCGCGATCTTTCATGGCATGCATTTCATCGACGAGCACCACATTCGGATTCAGGCCGTCGGTGGAATCGTGGTCAGCGCCGAGCGGTTCGAGTTTGGAGGCCGTCGCGTCGCGATGCACGTTCGACATCAGCACCGTGAGGCGATCCTTGAGCCCGCTCGATTGAATGAGTTTCTTGCAATCGTTGAAGGCGATTTTGGCCTGATCGCGTTTCGTGGCGACGGCGTAGCCCTCGGCGCCCGCCTCGCCGTCGAAGAACGTCAGGTAGAGCAGCATGATGGCGGCGATCAACGTCTTGCCGTTTTTACGGGGCACCTGGGTGAAGGCGGTCCGAAACCGGCGGAGGCCCGTCTCACGATGTAGCCAGCCGATCACGCTGCCGGTCACGAAGCGTTCCCACGGTTCGAGATGCACGTATTGCCCGGCCCATTCCCCCTTGTAATGTTTCAGCTTTTCGGCAAAGCGGAAAAACCGTTCGGCGATCCACAAGTCGAAGCGATAGGGAAAGTCGGGCGCGCCTTCGCGATCGCGATCAGCGAGATGCCGCGCACAAGCGAGCCGATGATATTTGCCGGCGGGGAGCCGTCCCTCCACGATATCGGCGGCATAGCGATCGATCGCATTCATGGCAGACGATCGCCTTTCGCGACGTTGCAGGAGAAGCACAACGACTGATGATTCAGCGGGTCCCACTTCGCGCCGCCGCGCGACAGCGGCATGATGTGGTCGGTGCAGTCCGCCGGCGTCAGCCGCCCCTCGCGGATACAGCGACTGTGTTGCGCGAAGAGTTGACCGTCGGCCCGTTCGCCGCAGGTCGGATGGCGGGCGAGCCATGCCTTGCTGTATTGACTCCACGCATAGTCATAGCCGCGGGCTTTCGCACTGCCGCGCCGATGGTTGTACTCGCGCGTGTGCCGCGGACAACGCCCGCCGCGCACCTTGGCGGTGCAGCCGGGTTCCGCACAATAGCGAAGATGGGCGAGTGCCATCCGCAGTCTCACTGCCTCACATCCGCGAGCACGGTGAACGAGCCGATCGACAGCACCGCACAGGCGCCGGGATCGGTCCGCTGCACGTCGTAGTAGTAGGTGGTCGCTTGCAGCAGCGTTTGCAGCGACGGAATCAAGAACTGATATTTGCCCGCCGCGGCGTCCGTGATGGTCGCGGTGATCGGCCCGAGCACCGCGGGCTCCGTCGTCGGCGTGCCGATCGGACTCTGCACTTTTTTGGTGCGCACGGTCAGTTGAATCGACCAACCGCCAATCGGCGTTTGCACGTTCACGAACGGGATGACCACATCTTCCCCGCGATACAGGGTGATGTCGTTCTCCTTAGCCATACTTGAAGACCTCGTGCCCGACGGCGATCACGTGTCGCACCGCGCCGGCTTCCCATCCGAGGTGATACGAGCGCGTGGTCTGCACGAGCTGACCGGAGATCGAGTCACGCGAGTGTGCGACGCGACGGTAGTAGACCAGGCGCCGCGGCGCGCGGACGTCGGCCGCGTCGGGATTGATCACGAAGGCGGCGCCGTCGATTTCGAAATGCCCATCATCCAAGTGCACCGCGTAGAGATGTTTGTGCGGGTCCGTCTCCGATTCGCCGCTCTCGAGGAAAAACACGGCGACCTCCTCCAGACGCGCGAGCACATCGGAGTACGAACTGCCGGTGCCGTCGTCGCGGGGGACGGTGGGGCGATCCTCCGGATGCTGTCGAATCTGCGTCCCGTCGCGCAGCAACGCCGTGAATAGATGCGTCAGCGGCAGCGCCGCAATGACGGTCACGATTGGGCCGTCGGCGGCGCGGCGTCCGCCTGTTCGGCCGCCTGGAGGGCGGCGGCGTCGGCGAATTTCTTGAAGTTGCCGCACAAACAGGTCGCGACGAGTTCGTGATTCCGGTCCGGCAGCACCACATGATCGGTGTGCTTCTGTTCATTCGCACACCACAGCGAGACAATCTGTGCCCGCGGGTTGGCAAAGTCCGCGGCGAGCGCTTTCAGAAACAGTTCATGGCGCGTCCCTTCCGCCATCGCGAGATCGACCGCGGCTTTCGGGTCCACGCCGCTATCAAGAAGCGCCTGCATGTACTCGCGCGCTTTGTGGTCGCCGCGGCGCGTGATCTCATCGGGCGGAAGAACGGCATCAATCGCCGCGGACGCGGCCTGTGCCTCCGCCGCCATGTGTTCTAAGGAGGCTTTCAAATCGGCGCGCGGATCGGTGATCTCCGATGGTTCGTCCATAGCATCCTCAGTTCTCGTCGTATTGCAGCGTTTCGGT